CTGCATTGCTGGACACCTCTGCATCACCGGACACCCATGCATTGCCGGACAAATTATCTTCTTTTTCAATCCATCCTCCTTTATCGCCTTTCTTAATTGATTTAAAATTTACTGTTGCTTCAATTCTAAAAAGAGTAGTTCCTAGTAAATTTACTTTTGTTTCTGTTGTTAATTTGAAATTTTTCATATTTTAAGTTTAAAGTGTATTAATATCAATCCAACATCCTTCAGGAATATCTATGGCGAAGTGCCAGGAGTATAAGAGTTGGAATAAATGATTGATCCTTGATATTTCAAGCATATTAATGTCACATGCATCTTGAAAGAATACTGACCCCTCATCTATCATTAATGGGTATTCAGGCTCGATTCTTTGTAATTCATCCATCGGCACAAACTCTTTCCCCTCATTATACCCTTCTACTTTAATTGGTTTGGTTAGATCGGATAGTGGGTGAAGGATAGGTTTAAAACCGTCAAGTCCAATCTCTGAATCGCCTACGACAAGAAAAGGTTCATAATTGTCATTTTCCTTTTTGGTTTTGCCTGTTTCGATTCGGAATAATTCTTGGTTTATTTCTTCGATATCCCAATCAATCGCTATTGCATTGCCTCGTAGTCCATACGGCAAATAAGGTGATAAGTGTTTTAATTCAATTGTTTTCATCTATCAGTTTATTTTATGATTATTCCTTCTATTATACTCAACTAAAATATGAGGGTAATGATCTTTTAAAAAGTCTGTTAACCCCTGCTTTTTTACGGTTTCCTTTTTATCTGCGACAACTATAAATCTAGAATTCATATTGCCACCCTCCATTTTCTCGCCTGATATTCTAATTTCACCATCAGCCAATAACTCAGACATTCTTTTTTGAACTTGGTTGTATTTAAGTCCGGTTGCGGTTGCTGTCTCTCTGATTGTTCTAGGAAGGAACAAGACACTTTTAGCCTTATCCCTGTGTGATTGCCTTACTTTTTTGTTTAATGGGTTTAAATAGGCTTGTTTGCTTGCTGTTGTCATTTGTAAGTTTTTAAAGAATGTCCCGGCTCACTATGGTAGGTGAAATATACCGGGACGGTTTGAAATCTAATAGTCTAGAATAGTTTTTGCTGGTTATTGGATTCGTAACGACTTTTAACCGTTTCCAGGTTCTTAATCATTTGTTTATAATAGGATTCTTTTAGTTCAATTCCTATTGCTTTTCGTCCCATAGATACAGGACTGTAAACTTCTGAACCAACACCAGCAAAAGGAGTTAAAACAACCTCGTTAGGATTAGAATATAATTCAACACACCTATCAATTACATCTAATTGCAAAGGGTGCACGTGCTTTTCGTCGTCCTCATCTTTGCTTTCTTTGTATTTCAAAACTTCATCAATTCTAATGTCATCCCACGTACTGCTAGCGTAACGCTGCCAAATATAATGACTCAGTTTATTGCTCTTTGCGTCTTTATGGTCAAAATATTTATTGTTCATGTGTTGCCATAACTCATCTTCGTTAAACTTTGTACCCTCGGCATTGTTGAAAGCTCTTAAAATATTTGGCAATATTGGAGTTGCTCCGGCATAATTAAAAAGTCCGTAGGGATGTGTTACTGGTACTTCGTTGTCGCCTTTCTTTTTAAATATTAAAACATAATCCGGCGAAGCTGTGAAGCACTTTGTAGAATCTTCTACAATAAATTTGTGCATTAAGCTCATAACCATTGTACGCATTCTAACTTTTAATGGTTCTTTCCAAATTGTGATTCTATTTTTATACTCAAACCCGTACTTTTCGTGAATCTTAATTACTTCGTGTGGAAAGTCCCAATTGCTACCTTTTTGGTTTATAATCTCCATTACATGAATAGCGTTAATGCGTCCGGGTTTTGTAATCCTTGAGCATTCTTTTACTAAATATTCATACTGTGCTAAAAATTGTTCCTTATTCTCACAGTTTGAGAAATCCTTTTCACTCGAGCTGTAATTATATAGTCCGGCAAATGGTGGAGAATTAACAATTAAATCCACTGATTCACTTTCTAATGTTGGTAATACTTCCATTGAATCACCGCAATAAATACTATAATTTTCAGTGTGCTTTTGATCTGTTACTTTCATAATGTTTAGAATAATGGTTTTACTATTTCCTGATTAAATTCTCTTTGTTTTATTTGGTACTTTGAATTAAGGGTAGTATTTAGTTTATCGAATAATTTATTGGCTTTTTCTGTCTTTGCTAATAGTGAATCTAAAACTCTTTTTTGACCGTCAGAATAAACTAAATCGCAAATTACAGGTTCAGTCCTTCCGAATCTCCAAAATCTCCTTATCGCTTGATAATACTGCTCATAAGAAAATGAAGGGAAAAATACAGTATGCCCGCAATGTTGCCAATTTAGCCCAAATCCTGTCATCTTGGCTTTAGTAATTAACTTTTTTATGTCACCTTTCGCAAACGCTGAAAGTAGTTCCTCTTTCTTGTCAATCTTCATTGATCCGGTTATCTCATATGAATCATTATCTAGTTTTTTAATAAGTTCACTTTCTTTATTAAAGTTACACCAATAAACAGTAGTATCATGGTTTGATGCAATATCAACAGCCTGTTCACACCTCGGAGTTATTGTCTGTCTTTGCTCTACTTTAATCTCGGTCAATCTTCTTGCAATCTGATTGTATAATTGAATCTGACCATTAACAACTAAATTGTTAGTATTTTTAACCGAATGATAATTTGTAATTAATTCAGGTAATATATGTCTGTCGTCACTAAATCCTAAATCAGAAGGCATTCTCATTGATATAGACCAACTAGATACCCACTTAAAAAAGTTATCTTCTGCGTGTCCTTTCAATAACCATTTAGTACCTATGTTTTGTGGCTTAATAGTATCTTCATTATTGGTAAAGAACTTACCTAACATATCAGTATAACCTAAATACCCTAAAGCCTCTGAACTTGTACCCAATTCCACAAAGTCATTAGGAGAAGGAGTAGCAGTAAATAAATATCTATACTTTACTTTCTTCATAAAAGAAGTTATAAATCCTTTTCGCGCACCGTCAAAGTTTTTAAGTATTGAGCTTTCATCTAAAATAACACAGTCAAAGTCGTTAGGGTTAAGATAGTGCAATCTTTCGTAATTAATAAGAATTATCTTTTTTGAATACTTACCGTCTTTTGTGTGCTCAACATCATCAATTCCAAACTTTTCAGACTCTCTTAAATGCTGATCAGCAACAGCCAAAGGAGTAATTATTAAAACAGGTTTGTTAGTTGCTTTAACATAGTTGTGAGCTGTTGTAAGTTCTATTAATGTTTTACCTGTTCCAGTGTCTAAAAAGTTAGCATAACGACCTTTTTTAATAGTCATTTCAGTCACATACTTTTGATAATCAAACATTCCATCAGGATAGAATGTCGGTTCTATTCCGTAATCAATTGAACTGTGTTGTTTAGTTTTTAAAAATTCTTGATATTCCATAGTTTATTTACTTGTACATTTTACAGTTTTGTTTTTCGAATACCATTCACGGAACGAACAGTCTTTTTTACACTTGTCGCATTTAAATAAAGGATATTTCATAAGTAGTAATTATGAAAGCAATTACCCGGTGT